AGAAATGGTTACACTCTTACCTTTGACGGTTTAGAGCAGCAACCTTTCCAATTTGTGCCTGATTTTACTACCAATCCATTTGACAACGCAGCATTTACATTAGGTGGTGTAGTATCTTCGTAGACTTTAATTAGTAGTTTTCATATATTTCTTGATTAAGGTGGGCTTTTGTCCACCTTTTTCTTTTAAAGCCAAATAAAAATGACCTTTTTCTATTATATACTATGATACAAGTAATTAGTGAGTCTTCTTTCAATATGTATGTAAATACAGAAGGTAATCGTATAGACACATCAGTAAGTTCTGATTTAATAAGATACCTAGTAAAGTTTACTAATGATCTGGACAAGTCTGTCCAATATGCATATTCTGATCTTCACTTAGTATATGAACGCTACACTAAATTAAGTTTTACTTACAATGCTACACCTGATGTATATACAGGTGCTACTAAACTAATTCCAACAGGATATTATAAATATGAAGTATATGAGGTTGCTTGGCCTTCAGGTGGTGCAGTAGCAATAAGCGCAGGTAACGCTCCTATAAATGAAGATGACGTACTACCTGTTGCTCCAACACACGGAGTAGTGAAAGGTTTAGTAGCAATAGGAAAATTAAATGTTACTGCTAAGTCAGGAACAGCACAAGTACAATACACACAAAGACAATCGCCAAGTGGTACTAACTACATTTGGTATGGACAATAATAACAAATAAAAACAATTAAAAATGGCTATAGAAAACGTACAACAATTACTAACTGAACAACTAGGAAAGCATAGATGTGATGTTATTGGAACAACTGCAATGTCAGGTAAGAAATACTATGCTGTTCATTTTCCTGTAGAAAGTGTAATAGCATCAATAACTGCAACTAATGTACAAACAGGTACAGGTAGTGCAATAGCAGGATTGCATACGACAATGGCGGCAGGAACAACATTATTCCTTCAGGTGACCGCTATAACACTTACAAGTGGTGTAGGAATCTGCTACTACGAAGACGTTATATAATGAAGATATTAAAACTAGGTCAAATGATTGGTGGCTCTAACTCACCAAAACCTTCAGGACTACTTAATGAGTATTCTTTAAATTTTGATGGAACAAATGACATACTAAATTGCGGTGATAGTAATGACTTTTCTTTTGGTAATGGTACAACAGACTCTGCTTTTAGTATTTCTGCTTGGATTAATGTTGGTACTTTGCTTTTTGCGCCTAAACCTATTGCTAGTAAAAATCAGTCAGCCGAACAAGAATATACTTTTTATGTTGCATCAGATGGAAAGTTATATTTTATATTATATGATACTTTAGGTGGTAGTTCTGACCACGCTACTATACAATCAGCAAGTGCAGGAACAATAACTACAGGCAGTTGGTTTCACGTAGTGGCTACTTATTCAGGTAATGGCTCTACATCAGGTATGGGTATGTTTGTTAATGGCTCTGCACTTACTACATCATCATCAACTAATAACTATACTGCTATGGATAATGGTACAGGTTCTTTTTTAATAGGACACGATCAAGCTGGAAGAAAAACATTTAGCGGAAATATAGACGAAGTATCTATATGGGATAAGGAGTTAGATGCTAGTGACGTTACTAGTCTTTATAATGGTGGTACACCTACAGACTTAACAGGTATGTCTAATCTTGTAGGTTGGTGGCGTATGGGAGACCCAACAGGTGTTGCTGCATTCCCAACAATAGTAGACCAAAGCACTAACAGTAATGATGGTACAATGACTAATATGACATTTACAGATATAGAAACAGTAGTACCTTAAACAATAATTTATGGAAAATATACTTAATATAAACTTAGCAACTGAAACTGCTCCTGATGTACAAGAAGTACGAGGTAAAGACTATATAGAATATGGTACTGAGAATTGGAAAAATTTATACCCTCAGTTTATTATAGACCTTTACTACAACTCGTCTACCCAAGCGGCCATTATCAACGCTACAGCAGAAATGATTGCAGGTGAGAATCTTATAATAGAAGATGAAGATGATAGAGATTTAGAAGCAAGAGTTAAACTACAGAACTTTATGGATAGGGCGAATGGTAGTGAAAGCCTACACGAAGTCCTTAAAAAAGTAGCATTTGACTTTAAGTTACAGGGAGCATTTGCACTTAATATCGTATGGTCTAAAGACAGAACACAGATTGCAGAAATATATCACGTAGGTGTAGAGAAAATTAGAGCAGAAAGACCTAATGAATTTGGTAAAGTAGAAGCATATTATATTTCTAGTGATTGGGCAAATACAAGAATTAACAAGCCTTATAGAGTACCTGCTTTTAATGCTAATGATAGAACATCAGCAAATCAGATTTTATATTCAGGTTTATATTCTCCTAATATGAACGTATATCACACACCTGACTATATAGCGGCAAATAATTGGGCGTTAGTAGACCAAAGAGTTGCAGAATTTCATCTTAACAATATATCTAATGGTTTTGCAGGGTCGTATTTCATCTCGTTCGCAAATGGCGTACCAACACAAGAAGAGAGATTCCAAATAGAGCAAAGCCTTACAGATAAATTTACAGGCTCTAGTAATAGTGGGAAGTTTGTACTTACGTTCTCAGACGATAGAAATAGAACACCAGAAATAACTCCTATAAGCGTTTCTGACGCAGATAAACAGTATTTAGCACTCCAAGAGTTATTAGTACAAAATATTCTTACAGGACATAGGGTAACAAGTCCTATGCTAATGGGTATTAAGAACGATACAGGTTTAGGATCAAATGTAGACGAATTAAACGCTGCTTCAAATTTTTATTTAAATACAGTAATTAAGGGTTTTCAGGGGCAAATACTAAAAGTATTGCACAAAATATTTAAAGTAAATAATATGGATATGCCTGTTCAATTTGTACAGTTAAAGCCTATTACTATCAAATTTACAAGTGAAGACTTAAAGGCTGTAATGACACAAGATGAAATTAGAGAAGAACTAGGATTAGAACCTTTAGATGTAGAAATAAGAGAAGACTTTGCTAAAGTTGGTAGTATGGTTACAGATGGCGTAGAATTGCCTTTGTTTGATACAAAAGAAGAAGCAGAAGCAGAAGCAGAAAAAATCGGTTGTAGTGGCTCACACGAACATACACAAGATGGAAAGACTTATTATATGCCCTGCGAGTCACACGACCAAATAACTAATTTAGGTGGTTGTGGTTGTGAATATGAGTTTATAACACCTAATCCTTGCACATCAGGATATGAACCAATTGGACATAAAATAAAAGATGGTAAAAAAGTTCCTAATTGTGTACCTATAAAAGCAAGTGAAGAACCTTATAGATTATCAGACAAAACAGAACTAGAACAATTTATAGAAGAATATGGTGAAGATATAACTGATGGTTGGGAATTGATAGAAGAAGAAAAAGTTGTAGATGAACACGAAGAGTTTGACTTTGAAAAGGCTTTAAATGATGCTACAAATGAAAAGATTGAATTAGCAACAAGCACAGGTAGAGCAATACCAAGTAGAAAATCTGAACAAGATGGTGTTTCTAAAAAGACTTACGATTATTTTAGAGTACGTTATGTATATACAGAAGATAATTTTTTAGTAAATAAAACAGGTCAAAATAGAGAATTTTGCAAGAAGATGATGTCTGCTAAGAAGTTATATAGAAAAGAAGATATATTAAGAATGTCTGATATGGTTGTTAATGACTATTACTATTCAAAAAACCAAAATAGAAACATAGGTTGGGGACCTAAAGGAGCATTAAAGTATAATATATTTTTATATAAAGGTGGTGGTAATTGTCAGCATTTTTGGTTAAGACAAATATATAAGACTACAATAGGAGAATCTAGAACAACTAAGATAGATGATGCAGAATTAATAGGCTATACAAAGGCAAGAAGTGAAGGGTTTACTGCTAAAAAGAATAACGTGCTAGTAGCAAAGCCACCTAAAAGAATGAAGAATAAAGGATTTTTAAAACCAAGATAAACTATGTCATACGTATTATTTATATCAGAAGAAAAATTAAAAGAGTCTACAGCAATTAACCTTAACGTAGATGTAGACTTATTATTGCCTTATGTAAGACAGGCACAAAAGTTATATGTAGAAACTAAGTTAGGTACTGACCTTACACAAAAACTAAAAGACTTAATTGTAGCAGGTACAATAGGTAATGTAGGTAATGAAGCCTATAAGACTTTGTTAGATGATTATGTAGGAGATATGCTTCCTAATTGGGCATTTTACCACGCTGTGCCTTTTTTACGCTTTAAAATAGAAAATGGTAATATATACTCTAAGACTAGCGAAACAGGTACAGCATTATCAGAAACTGAAGCACAACACCTTAGAGAAGAAGTTAGAAACACAGCAGAATACTACACAGAAAGACTTATAGACTATATTAGAAACAATACATCTAGTTTTCCTGAGTACAATACGAATTCGGGCAGCGATGTCAATCCTGATTCTAATGCGTATTACAATGGTATGAATTTAGAAAGACCAATGCAAAAAGGTACTAAGTTAACATTAAGAGATTTTTTAAGTGCAGGTGACTACTAATGAAGAGATTTTATAAAACAAAAATAAAGAACATAACTAAGTTGAAATCCTACTTGGATAGAAAACTAAACATTAAAAATGATGAACGAATTAAAAGACACACTACAAGTAGGAGCAGCAAATAGTATAGGAATAACAATGAGTATTACAGAGTGTAACGAAATATTAACACTTGTATCTCTTGTTCTAGCAATATCTTTTACAATATATAAGTTCATTAAATTTAAAAACGATGCCTAAAAAAAGAAAACTTAACTCAACTAACCCTAAGTACATAAAACAAGAAGAAAGTGCTAAAGTGCATAGAGAATTTGTACACGAAGTTAAAGGGGTTAAAATATACAAACTTAAATTCTTATAATTTGGAATTAACATTTTTTAAAATGTCAGAATTTGATAGTCCTGATGAAGTAGGTAGTGGCTATAAAATGGACAGAAAATTGCTAATTAAATTAGATACAGCGAGAGGTATAGCAGGTATACCATTTAAAATTAACAGCGGCTATAGAACGAAAGCGAGAAATAAACTTGTAGGTGGGCGAGTAGGATCAAGCCATCTGTCTGGAAAAGCAGTTGATATTGGTTACTATGGAAGTAGAGAAAGATACTTAATAGTACAATCACTAATGCACGTAGGAAT